TCTACGCCCTGTGGGCGTAGACCTTAATGTCGAAACACGACAATCCGCTGCATATGGAAACGAAGAGTCGCAGTGAAACTGATCCAGCCCATCCTCTATACGCCAAAATGACGTGTGGAGTACATGGGTCTCAGGAGTATTATGACGTACAGTTCTGGATCGACGAATTTAATCGTCGATACGAGATCTATACACCTAATTCTTCTAAGTTTCATGGTGGTAGGTCATGGAAATCATTCGAGCACTATAAGTGCGAGAACGGTCCCATGCCCGCCAAGCAACAGACCCTCCTTCATCATTGTACGTACTGGGACTATCCGTCCCATTATGGTACAACGGTGATCGAAGATCCATTGTTTGGTTACTACCAAGAATGGAATGGATTCACTGTAGCTCCGTTTGGAATCGCCGGTAGTCCTGATCAAGGGCTTCCAGCGTTTGTTGAGTACCGTCCAGATGGAGGTTTTATACCTCCACCAGGAGACATTGATGGTTTGGTTTCAAGGGCCTTACGGTCCATGTTGCCTTCTATCAAGTCGGAGCTTTCAATCATTAACTCGTTAATCGAGTTAAAAGATTTTAAGCGCCCGATACGTTCAATACTTCAATACTTCAAAGGAAACTCTGCCCTTAGTAAGGTCAGCGCTTCTTTGAAGTATGTGCGTTCGTTGCGAAACAAAACGCTTCGTGAAGTATTCCAAACTGCGGCAGGTGGTTACCTCCAAGCGAGGTTCAACTTCCTACCGCTCATATCTGACATACGTGCTGTCTATACAGCATTGTCGCGAACTGAGCGTCGTATAAACGACCTCATCACTCGTTCGGGTCGGAAGCAAAATAAACATTGGATGTTTAGATGGCAAGAGTATCCAGATACTTATGAAATTGGTAACGAAGGATGGCCTGTCGCCTCTTGGGCGTACATACCAAACCCTCGCATCAACTCCATTCGTAAATGTACATACTCTCCGACTGTATTTCATGCTCAAATTCAGTATAATTACAATTATACCGAATACCAGCTTGCGCATGCGCAAGTGTTAGCTCATCTAGATGCTCTAGGGGTTAATTTTAACCCTGCGATCATCTGGAACGCTATTCCCTGGTCCTTTGTAGTTGACTGGGTCATCGGCGTAAGCCGGTGGCTCGACAGCTTCAAAGTGGAGAACATGAAACCGAAGATAAACATATGCAACTTCTGCTGGAGTATCAAGCGCGAGAGGGTTATACAGATAGAGAAAGGAATCTCTTCTGACCCCATCGCAGGATACAAGAGCAGGAGTACACTGCCGTTAACCTATCAAACAGCTTATCGCCGTTCGGTAGGAATACCGTCAGTGAGCTCGTTAACGACGAGCGGCGTGAGCTCGGATGAGTTCACGTTAGGCGCAGCGCTTGTGATAGCACAACGCCGGCGTCGTACCAGGAGATAGGTATAGACCTATCAATGCAGATGGATAGTAAAGCATGCTAAGTAATACACTTAACACCAACGAGATCAAGAACTCTGCTGGAACTGAGGTTGAATTTCAACGCATTTCCAGCGGCGACCGCCAAACCGAGTTTGCTCAGATAACTGAAGCTCCCTCGGCCCCTCACCGACTCCATGTAAAACACTTGGAATCGGGGAAGGGTGTCAACCTTCGGCGTCGGTCTGTAGTGCGTTTTGACAAAACTGTCATGAGCACTGTGGACGCTACGCTTCCGGTTGTCATTTCGGCATATGCCGTGTTGGACTCCCCTGTGGGAGCCCTTCTGGCAAATACCGAGCCTGCCAATGTCGTCGCAGAGCTTATGTCGTTTTTGGCCTCTTTAGGGGCCACCACGACAATTCTCTACGATGGCACGGGCAATGGCGCCGCGACGTTGCTCTCTGGCGGGCTGTAAAGCCTAATCCAGAAAAGCGAAGTACGTTTTCCTATATCGTTCGACTTGGCCTTGGTGCTTTTTTATGCACTTGGGCTCGGTCGGCGTTGCAGGAGAATGCGGCCCGAGCCACTCGAAAGAGTGGATCGTGCCGTAGACAAGCTTCTTCACGAACCTCCGCAAGGAGATAAGTGAATTCGGCTTGTACGTACTGACGTCGAGTCACCAAGGTTGGTGGTACACATGATGTGTGCCACCTTCCTATGGTCTTGATAACATTGCTTGGGCTTGTCATATACTAGTCCGGTAAGAGATAGACACTTGATTCACTACCGCTGTAATGAGCCACAATTCTGCCGTTTTTAACGGTAAGGACTGTGTTCATGAAAGCCTGTGAATCGGCTGTTTGTTCTCTTGCCAGATCAGGTATGGCATATCCACCCTCGTATCTTGGCGATGTCGTAGCATAACACCGGGGCGAGTGCCTCGGCTGTGCTTTCGGCGACGCTAAGAACGACTGGTTGATGAACGTATTCATATGTTTATTGATCAGGATGTTATTCAGTTCGTTGTACGCGATGGATCGCAGAGTGTATGCATGCTCTAGGAGGTAATTCATTATGAATACCAACAAGAGCCTAGAAGTAGTTAAAACTATCTTCGCTGCATTACTCTGTGACGTCAAAGACGCACACGGAGTAGTGTTCGACACACGCAGCTTCAACTTGACCTTGAAAAAGGTCGAGTCTCGGCTGTCTGCTGAAGGTATAGGTTTTCTCACGAAAACCTTGCCACGTCTGGGTAAGGCCCTTGATAGGGCCCTCGTTGAAGGACGTATGACTCGTACATTGTTTAATGGTACTTTGGGCAAGCCGGAAGGCTGTGCACAATTTGCCGTCAAACGAGGTACTGAGCTTCCGATGTTATTCGGAGAGCTCTTCATACGTATATTCAAACCAGACGGAAGCATCCTTCCGCAGCCATGTGTAACTAGCGTTAAGGTGTTACGGCAACTATTATTTGCATTTTACAAATATAAGTTGCCCTACACAGATGCTCAAGAACAACACGTCCTCTCTAAGTTCGAAAGAACCGAAAAAGAAGACTTATCAACGCTCGGGATTCGCTTGCACGAAATGCAAGCAAGTCTTGAGTCTACTACGCGTATTAGGACTTCTAGCTCTAAAGCTAGTAACCCGATACAAGTAGTACACGCGGCAAAAGGGCTCCTCGCGGAGCTTTTTGCTATGTTCGATCCGCTTAACATTCATCCTCGACACGGACCTGGGGTTGTTGCTACCAAGCAACTTCCCTGGGATAAGTACCGTTGGACAAATGTTTCGGAGAAAATCACAGTTAAGTATCCATTCGATGCATATTTTTGTGCATCTAACGGACACGTCTGTGATTCCTTCGACACTTTTCGAAGTGTCGGGGGCAAGGATCTTCCGGCGCGAGTTTTACTCGTACCGAAGGATTCTCGTGGGCCACGTCTGATATCTTGCGAACCTGTTGATAAACAATGGGTTCAGCAAGGCCTTGGACGTGCGATTGTTGAGTTAGTGGAGTCTCATTACCTTACAAAAGGTATTGTCAACTTCACTGAGCAGGAGCACAACCGTACAGTGGCGCTTTTGGCGTCGCGGGACGGAAAATACTCTACTATTGACCTTAATGAGGCCAGTGATAGAGTACATCTTGCTCTAGTTCGCCTACTGTTTCCCGAGCACGTATATACGTATCTGGAGGCATGTAGGTCGGCATCTACCGAGCTACCTGACGGATCAGTATTAGAACTCAATAAGTATGCACCAATGGGGTCAGCTTTATGCTTTCCCGTATTGGCACTTACTGTTTGGGCCCTATTGACCGCGGCAGCTCCTAACGCGCATGTGCGAGAGCACATGTTAGTATACGGTGATGATGTCATCGTCCAAACGGCCTTCGCCGTCGACGCGATGAATATACTCGAAGAGTTTGGGTTGAAAATCAACCGCTCTAAGAGTTGTACCAGTGGACTCTTTAGAGAGTCTTGTGGCATGGACGCCTTCAGAGGCGTCGAAGTCACCCCGGTGCGTTTTCGCACCTGCTGGTCTGACTCACCAAACCCCGAAGTCTATGAAAGTTGGTTAGCTTACGCTAATTCTTTCTTTGATAGACGTTACTACCGTACCTACAATTTAATTGTAGGTTATCTTCTTGCTGTTTATGGCAAGATGATTCCGAGCGAGGATATGCATTTGAGCATTCCAAGCTTACGGCAGTTACCTGAAGCAGACAAACCACGACGTCAACGTACGAACAAACGCTTGCAAAAGCGTGAGTGGTACGTATTAGACTTAGTGGCCAAACCAGTTAATAAATGCATAGAAGGATGGTCGATGTTACTGCGGTATTTTGCCGAAGCAACGGTTGATTGCCCTTTAGATGCAGCTGGATCGTCTGACTACGGTTACGCGCCCTCTTACGAGGGCGTGCAACCGCTATCGGTTCGGTCGTATACGAAACGTGGTACTAGCATGCTAGTATCATGTTGGCGAGGATAGTGGCTTTGGATAAAACCTAAGCCAGGCAAGGGGAG